TCTTCGTATCCAGGGCTAGCGGGGTCAAATCCTTCGGTGCCCAAGTAATAAGTTTTTCCTTTCATTCCATGACGATCCCAACCATAACCAGGAGAGGTTACAGTCGAGATAGGATTGCGGAGCTCATCACCAGGGACGCCTGCGATCGCTTCTTCCACAGATAAAACACGGAGAGGTTCTGAAACACCCTCCATAAAGTTCCTGTAGACATCGCGACCAGCAATCTTCAGCAAGTCAGATTCACAAGTCGGGGTACACTTTCCAGCTTTTACTACACCTTGAGCCAATGGGTCTTTTCGGACACCATCAACCTCAAATGGGCGCAGCTTGGCTGGAATGGTAGTGGGTTCAGTCAGTTTTCCATGCATACTTGAGGGAATAATGGTCGATCTAGAAACCTCTCCTGGTCCGTCATCAATTTGACAGACCGGGAGAAATTCACCAGGGACCACCTTCACACAAGGTCTACGGTCAGAGAAGTTCTGAGCCATCTGCGCAACGGGCGCAAACGCACTCAAAACATCAGCTAAGTCCTCAGCGGTAACCAAACATGACCAATTGCGACCAACTTGAGAGCCAGCGACATGCATACCAACGAATTTCTTCGTCAGTACAGTCGAACTGACACTCAAAAGTTGACCACAATAACCAGGTTGGGTTGGGATTTGGTATTCATAGAGGTCTCGAGCAATTATAGTGGGATTGTCCATCTTTGATCCGTTAGGAGCAGCAATGTCATATCTCACATAATCACGGGGGGTAGCATAGCCAGTAGAGCACATTAACGCAACAGTATCATTGGCGGGACGCGGACCAGACAGAGCAACAGGCACAGAGCCATGTAGTCTGTCAAGATCGGCGGTTCCAACGAAATATTTTGTAATGTCTTTAGCAGGGGGCATTTTCATAGACAAGTCCAAGTAGCAAATGTCAGAATAGGTCTTCTCATCAAATAATAACTCTCTCTCAATCACAACGCAATTTTGAGAGGTTATAAACTCTGAGATTTCCAATTCTTTTCCGGTTTGTAAGTAGATGTTCTTCAATCGCACTTTCTCGGGCTTAAGCATATCAAGATAAATCTTGAAATGGTAAGGCATCATAGCGATCGATCCTTTCAGCATCGTCAACACTCCAAGAGCGTCCTTTTCAACACCCTTTACAACGGGAATAATCAAATACTGTTGTTTATAAACAGAACAGATCATATCCCATTGCATCGGGTCAGCAGCAACTTGCGATTCACCATGCAAGGATCCTTCTTCCAAAATTGGAAGCACAGGTTTTGCAACTTCAGCACTTCCAACTTTCTTCACGATACCTTTCTTGAACGAGCGGAGTTGTTTATGACGGGGTTGAGTAGTCGGATTGTGACTCTCTGCAACATTCACGTTTTGTGTTCGGCGATAAATCGCTTCGAAACCAATAAATGAAGTCACAGCAGCCACAACCATGAGCGGGTTGTCCAAAAAGAGTTTTTTGAGTAGGCCTTTGAAAGCCACCCAAGCAGGGTCTAAAATTCGTTCCTTAAAAGATTTAGCACGTCCAAGAGCGGTTTCCCACATCTTCTTCAGTGCCTCACCCATCTTAGCGAATTTGGAGGGAGGATTAGCGGGTTCATTGTTCATCATATCGTACACTTCTTCAAAACTGTATACGAATTCTTCTTCATCCAGGTCAGCAAGGGTCAAAGAGCGGTCACAAGTTACGAGGTTAGTATTAGTAGCAAGGGCAAGTAAGTAAGCATCATCGTACACATTCATGTTAGTTTCAAACACACGGGCACACCAATCAAGCACAGATCCCACCGTCACGTTCATCCACGGTCTCACACTGTCACTAGCGTCAACAAACTCATCACGCACTTGGGCGTGACCTTCAACGGGGATCTTGGGGAAAAAATCAGTTGTTCCGAGTCCAGCAGTCAACGCTTTCGCGTACTGCATGATGTTCTGCGTCAGATCTTCACCACGTCCAATACGAACCATCATGTC